GACTGATTCTGCAATTACAGAAGATGAACAATATATGGCAGGAACAGCTTTAGTTAATTGTCATCAGATAGACGAGATTGATCAAAAATGGGATGGTGTCCCTTGGTCTGGAACTTTTACTAGGCATTACAAATTTGAAGTAATAGAAGAAGGCAGGTATCACGCTAGCCCTTCTGGTGGATTAGCTAATCATATTGGTAATCCTAATTGGGATACAAACGGTAAGTTTTTTACTGTTAGGCCATCTCGGTTAGATACAGATGATCATTTTTATTATGAACAAAATTATAATGAATTATACGAGCCACATATAAGGTATGCACTGCAAAAAGCGACTTTAGGTACAATCTCTAACAATAGAAAATGTGATATTACCGAAATAGGAATCAAGTCAAAAGTTTATAAACAAATGACTTTTGCAAATGTAAATAGCAAACCTGAAGAAGATAAACTTTATGAAGTTTATGATGATCGGTCTACTTTAACTTTAGGACAAGTTAACAAATATATCACTAGATTTAGCTTCTTTAAATTACAAGTAAAAGTTAATGACGTATGGACATGGTTACAACCTGACAGCACAAGTGAGCCTAATCATTCTGGTTTATTTTGCGTAAGAGGTAATACTCCTGAATTTCAATATAACTATATAAGAATAGATCATCCAAAAGATGAATATGAGTTTAGATTTTTTCCTTGGCCTGGTAATGATGTAATAAAGGAAGTAATTGCCCGTGAAAATAATCCTATAAAGTATAGAGTTTGTTTGTTGAATGCAAATAAAGCGACAAATGTTGGTGACTTAGAGCAGTTCTCATCTAATGGTTTTACTGTCAAATTTGCGGGGAAAAGAAATTATCCTTTAACTAAAAGTGTTTTAAGTAATTCAGAATGGAATTTAGGACATCCAAGTAAAAACTTATTAGCAGGAGGATCTAGCACGGTTACTGGTTTCAATATAGATCATGCAGCTAATTATAATAATCCTTCGTCATCTAATCTCCCTTCGACTTCTCCAATCAGAACGATGCCAGGTTTCCCGAAGGCATCTGTTCGTGGCTATTCAGGTTATGAAGGGCCATATCACGATACTATTATTGTTCGTTTTGATAATTATCCATCAGCAGGAAAAACAACATGGAGTTTATATATAAATCCCAGTGATGTAACTCCAAATACTCAAGGGTTTAATGGCCCTGCATGGAATGGCCCTATTCATGCTAATTATCAAGGTTCAGACCCAACTCAAGTGGCTTGGCATTATACAAAAAATGATGGATCTGGTTTTGGTGGAAAGTTTCAACCTGTAGCTTTAGTTTTTGGGAAATCAAATTGGTATTCAGTAAAGAAAACAGAACAATATGGAACAGTTGCAACGCCTGTCATTAATCAAGAAGTAACTCTTGTCAATAAAAGTGTTCAAAATAATAGTGCTTCTGGTTTAAAAATTAATTTAACGGTATGGACAAATTTACCTGATAAGGATAGATATTATTCTGTTTGGGATTTGACTGATCCAGGTTCTAATTACACAGATAAAGATACAGTTACGATTCCTGCTAAAAGTTATAGCGGTAGCGTTCTTGTTCCAGAGCAAGAATTAACTTTAACTGTTGAATCTAGTCAGAGAAAATATAGCGATGATATAGAACATGAATTAAATGTTTACGATGCTGCTGCTGATTTTTGGAAATACGAAGGAGATCAATCTAGTCATTTAGAAGGACCAGAACATCAGATAACGTATATAAATGAAATAATAAAAGACACAGTAGATCAAGCAACGTATGAGAATTTAGCTTATGCAGGTTTGAGAGTTAATAGTTCAAAAGAATGGACAAACTTTAGCCAGTTTTCTGCTTACTTTAAGAAAGGAATTAAAGTTCCAGATTTAGTCAATAGTCCATCTCAAGGGAATAAAGCATCGAGTTTATTTCCTGAAATTGCCTATGCATTATTAACAGATGAAAAACTAGGTGCTGGTGCAGTTATCAATGCCGATTCTGTTAATAAATACAATATGGGTATTGCTGCTAAGTTTTGCGGATCTAATCAATTTTTTTGGGACGGTGTGATTTCAAATAAAATTAATTTAAGAGAATTTATATTTGAACAAGGGATGTATTGTTTATTAGATTTTACGATTGTTGGAGGACAATTTAGTTTATATCCTGCTGTTCCTTTTGATGATAATACTCATGTAATGAAAAATGATAAAGATGTTGTTATTAAAGCAATGTTTACTGACGGTAATATAAAAGATTTACAAGTAGCTTTCCTTAGTCCTGAAGACAGGCAAACATTTAAAGCAAATGTTCTTTATAGAAATGAAAAAGAAAACGGATTTTCAGAGAATGAATCTAAAATAATACGTTTACATGGAACGGAATACAATGATGATCCATTAGAAACTTTTGATTTAACTGGTTTTTGTACCAGTGTGGATCATGCCGTAAAATTTGGGAAATATGTTTTAGCAACAAGAAAATTTGTAGATCATACAATTACATTTAAGACAGCTCCTCATTTTATTAATGGTGTTCAACCTGGAGATTACATAAGAGTATTTTCAACAACACAACACGTTCAGCGATTTAATAACGGTGCGATTCTTGATGATGGAACGGTTGTAAGTAAAGACACTATCAGCGGAAGTAAGACATTTTATTATTGGAATCCTTCAGAAGAAGTAGTAAAAGAAGCGACTGCTGATTTTTCTACGCCAAGTTCAATTCAACCTTTTGCTGGATCGTTGTTTACGATTAAAGAATCTAAAGCTTCTGATCAATGCTACAAGGTTGAAAGTATTACGTTTGGAGAAGATGGCTTGATCGAACTTTCTGGATCGTATGCAGAATTAGATGGAACTAAATTAGCTATGCTGCAAAGATGGGATGATACTGATGTAAATAATCCCTTATTTGATGTGGAGTAACTAATGGCAACAGAAAAACAATTCCCTACTATTAAGCCAACCTCCAGAAGTTATTCACCTGGGACGTACCCAAGTACAGATTTTGAATCGTTAGATGGTACAAAGACACATTTACGTTTTGGTAATAAACGAGTAAATGCCACATTGCAATTAGGTTTTTCAAATATTTCTGATGATGAGGCTGCTTTAATTTTAGATAATTATGTAGAAGTAAATGGAGAGTGGAATTATGTAACTTTTAATCGTGGGTTTGCTACGTCAGGTATGGAGCCTTCAGACCTTTATAATTATGTTAGAGAAACGGGTGGATCAGGTTTGAAATGGCGTTATTCTGCTCCTCCAACTGTAACAAGTACCTTTAAAGGAAGAAGCAATGTAAGCTGTTCTTTTGTCGCTTGTCTCGATTCACCGTAGAATAAACGCAATGTTTTTGATTTAGGGCTGTGGCGAAGTATTTCAGTGGAAAAGACGGAAAGCTGTATGTAGGTGACGTTAATGTCGCTCAACTACAGAACTGGAGTTTTTCACAGTCAATGTCTGTACTTGAAATCACAGCAATGGGTGATACCGACAGAACATTAAAGCCAGGAGTTAGAAGTTATTCAGGTAGTGCAAGAGCTTATTACTATACCGCTACTGCTGCTGGTGCTCCTAACGTAACTGATTTATTAACAGCAGCTATAAAAGGTAGTGGAACAGAATCAGACAAAGTTACGTTAAAACTTAGATTAGAAGAAGTATCAGGTTCAGATACAAACGCAAGAGATATTGAATTTGGTGCTTATGTCACATCAGTTTCTATGAGTAGTTCTGTAGGGGAAATTTCATCTGTTGATTTTAGTTGGGAGGCTGATGGTGCTCCAAGTACTAATACTCTTTCTACTTAATTGTGGCTGTTTATTTTGGACAAAATGGCGAAGTAGAGATTCGCAGGGATACTTTGTCATCCCCTATTCAAACAAAGTTAGATCCGCATGACGTAAATACATCAACTAAAAGATTTTCAATTGACCGTTCTTCTGGTTCGTTGATTACTGGAGATCGTGTAGAGATTGCGACAGTTGATAAAAGCACATTAGAGCTTGTAAGTGGTCATAGTCATCCAGATGGGAATTGGTATATTTATGTTGATAAAATGGGTGGAATTAGATTATTTAGTACGTTTGCGGCTGCTATTACAGGAAGACAGTCAGATGCTTTAACACTTGTTACTCCTAGTGCAGCTAAACAGGTAACACTTCAAACTGTTAACTCTAGATTTAGACATTTAGCAAGAGTACAAGATTTTGAAATTACTACGAATAGAGATCAAGTTGATTTAACTCCTTTAGGTGCTCAGTTTAAAAAGCAATATGAAGCAGGGTTAATTAGTGGTCAAGGAACCTTAAATTGCTTATGGGAACACAGTTCAGATTTAGCTGATAATACTGAAGTACAAGATCCAGAATTTCCTTTTTACCTTGCTCAATTAATTATTCGTCTTCAGCAAGGAGCAGATTTTGATGGACGTTTTTATATCTATAAAGATTCAAATACTTCTCTTCATACTGTTTGGTACGAGGCCAAATGTGTCGTAACAAATGTTGCTGTTAGTGTTTCTGCAAGCCAAGAAATAACAACAAGAATTGAATTTATAACGACTGATGTGATTACTTTAAATACAGGAGCAACACCTGGATACTTGTTACAGGAAGATGAATATAAGATTCTTCAAGAAGATCAAAGTCCCATATTGCTCGATCAGCCGTAATATATGTTCATTGGTTCTTAGTTAAGGGAAATGCCTGATCTTGAAATTAGTAATCTGCCAGCGTTAGCAGAAGCAGGTGTAGCGGCAACAGACCCATTAGCCATTGCAGATATTAGTGCAAGTGAGACGAAAAAGGTAACAGTTAAAGATCTTATTGAGGCTGGTGTTGCCTTAATTGATGCAGCGTCAATACCTGCTGCAAAAGTCGGGACATTAGGAACAGATCAAGTAGCAACTGGAGCAATAGTTGATGGAGCAGTAACTAATGCAAAATTAGCTAATTCAAGTGTTTCTTTAGGCGGTGTATCAATATCTTTAGGAGGAACAGATGCTACTCCTGCATTTAATCTTGCTGATGCAACTGGATACCCAACCTCATCTTTAACAGGAACGATAACTAATGCTCAGTTAGCTGGATCAATAGCCAATAGTAAACTTGCCAATTCGTCTATTTCCTTTGGAGGGATTTCGTTAGCACTTGGTGGAACGGATGCAACACCAGCTTTTAACCTTACAGATGCAACTGGATATAAAACTACAGAGCTTGTAGGAACAATAACTAATGCACAATTGGCAGGATCAATTGATGTATCAAAATTAGTTGGCTCAACTGTTTCTCTTGGAGGAGTTTCAGTTGCATTAGGTGGTACAGATGCTACTCCTGCTTTTGATTTAACAGATGCAACTAATTATCCCACATCCTCTTTAGTTGGCACGATAACTAATGCTCAATTAGCAGGATCAATAGCAAATGCTAAGTTAGCAAATTCTTCTGTAACATTAGGTGGTGTAAGTATTGCATTAGGAGCTTCAGATGCTACTCCTGCTTTTAACTTAACAGACGCTACAAATTACCCTACATCTTCTTTAACAGGAACAATTACAAATGCTCAACTTGCAGGATCAATAGCAGTTTCTAAACTTGCTTCTTCTAGTGTTTCTCTAGGAGGAGTTTCGATAGCCCTTGGTACTACTGACGCTACACCTGCATTTGATTTGCAAGATGCAACAGGTTATCCAACTACAGCATTAGTTGGAACAATTACTAATGCACAATTAGCAGGAAGTATTGCGGCTACTAAATTAGTTTCAGGAAGCATAACTTCAACTCAGTTGGGAGCAAATTCTGTAACCGATTCTGAGCTTGCAAACAACGCTGTAGATACTGCTGCTGTTCAAAATGCGGCAATTACAAACGACAAGGTTGAGACATCAACTTCTGCAACAACAGGTTTAGACGGTGCTACAAAAGTTAGAGATGGATCTATTACTGCTGCAAAATTAAATACTTCTAATCTGGATCGTTCGTTAAATGTAGCAAGTGGAAATCTTGGAATTAATAACACAATTACTGCTGCTACTCGTTCAGGGATTACATATATC